GTTCCCGGTAGGCTCGACCCGCAACATCGATGCGGAGAAATACGGCAGCCCGCGTCTGATGCTTCCCGGCGGCAGGAAGTACATCGAGCAGGGCGTGGAGGAATATGGCATCTATGACCATTACGAGCAGGATGCTTTCAGCGGCATCTTCCCCCGTCGGGTCGGTACGGTGAGCTCGGTTCGCAGCGAGGAGGTGGCAGACGATGAAGGAAACAAATTCACCGTCTATTATTTCCGGGACGGGGAACTGGACTTTGACCCTAACCTGTACGAGCTGGCCGGAGAAACCAAACGTGTGTCGTTCCAGACGGGCGACCTTGCCGGACTGGGAGAAAGCGATGACCACTACTTTGAGGTGAACTACGACAGCGCGGCACGTGAATTCGAACTGATCACCATCTGGCCCTACGATGACGACACCCAGCTGCCGGGCGGCAAGCTGGTGCCCCGAGCAGGCGACACCTATATCCTGTGGAATATCCGGATGCCTAATGAGTATTACCGGCTGGCCGAAGAGGAGTTTGCGGTTGCGGTGGACGAGTACAACCGGGACCACTGGCTGGACATTGCCGCCTACAAAGCCCCGACAGACCCGGTATACATCGAGGAGCACGGCATAGACCTGTTTGTGGGCAGACGGGTGAAGCTGGAGAGCCGGAAGTATTTCCCGGAAAAAGGCTACCGGCAGAGCCGTATCACTAAAATCAGCCGCAAGGTGAACGAACCCGGGCAGATGGACATCGAGATAAGCGATGCGCTGCAGGTGGGCAAGTTCGACAAGGTGACGGACAGCATCGGTGCGCTGAAAAGCTATACGAAATCAAAGACGGAAGGCGCTGCCCTTCCGGACATCATACGAAGCTGGGACAAGACGCTGCCCACGGACAACAACCTGTTTTCCGCCCGGCGCAGCCAGAAAGAGTTCCTGAACAAGAACCAGCCGGACACAGCCAAAGAGTCCATCCGCTTCTTGAAGGGCGTGAGTTTTGGAGAGGATACCGGCGGCAAGCCCTGCGGCAGCGTGGACGGTGAGGGCAATGCCGAGTACCTGACCGCCGTAATCCGCGAACTGCTGCGCAGCACGGAGTTCGTGGACGGGCTGACCGGTGAGGGCTGGCAGCTGTGGATTGACCAGCTGACCGGACTGACGAACCTGACGGTGGACAAAGTGACTGCCCGGCAAAGCCTGGTGGCGCTGGAACTGCTGATCGAGAAGGCGCGCAGCGTGTGCGGCCAGCTGGTGGTGTCCGCTGCCAACGGCAAGATCAAGGACGTGGTGAAGCAGGGCGACAACTACCGCATCGTGTTTGAGCAGGAATCGGGTTTTGTGGCCCATGACCTGATGCGCTGTGCGGTTACAGGCGGAACAAAACTCAAATCCTACTGGGTGGAGGTGTCTTCTGTAATAGCCGATGGTGTGCTGGTTCCGGTAAGCGAGTTTGGCGGGGTGAAGCCGGAGGCTGGCGATGAGTGCGTGCTGATGGGCAACACCGAAAACCCGCTCCGGCAGAACCTTATATCCATTGCGGCCACGGAGGACGGGCAGCCCCGTATCGATATTCTGGACGGTGTGAAGGCCAAGAACTTCAACGGCTGCCTTCGTTGTCGGTTGGGTAAGCTGGACGGCATCAAGAGCAGTTCCTTCCCGGCAGACAACCAACCGAAGGGGAACGGCCTGTATGCCGACAACGTGTGGCTGAAGGGTACGTTCGTGCTGATGACCGGCGAGGACATCCTGACTCGGTTTGAAATAACCGAAGGCAAAATCCATTCGGCCGTGGAGAGCTTGCGCAAGGAAATACGCGAAGAACAGAGCTATCTGGACAACAGCAGTTTTGCCGACGGCATGGACAAATGGAAGACGGGCAGCAAGGCTACGCTGTTCACCCTGGGCGGACGCTGGATCTGGGCGAACGGCGGTCCTTACGGTACGAAGCCGGACGGGCATGCCGAGATACGGACCGACGGCAAGGTGCCTTATGCCTATATCCGGAACAGCTATATCATGCAGAAACTGGAGGACTTCCGGCTGGTACCGGAGTACCGGCAGACGAACAGCCAGGGCGAACGGGTGCCCGGCGTGGTGTATCTGTCCTTCAGCTACCGGGTCATCAAGACCGGACGGTTGAAAATCGAATTTGTGGGTGCTGACAAGACCGGGTTTGAAAACTTCAACCTGTTCGGCCATGAAGAAGACCTGCCCGTTGGCGGCGAGAAGATGTTCACGCTGGACGGCCTTTGGAACGGTACGGGAGACTTCAAGCTGTCGTTTACGGGCGTGATTTACATTTCGCTACTGGTGTTCAGTACCAACAAGGCAGATGCCCTGGCCTATAAGTACCGGACACTGTTTGAACAGAGCGACCGGCTGGTGAAGATTTCAGCAGCGGTGTTTGACAAGGACGGTGAAGCATTGAAAGAAACCGGGCTGGTGATCAAGCCAGAAGGTGCGGGGCTGTATGCCCAGGATGCCAGCGGCAAGGTGGCCCTTATCGGGGTCAGTGTGGAAGATACAGACGAACAGGGTAACCCGGTAAGCAAAATCAAGCTGACAGCCGACCATATACAGTTGGAGGGACTGGTGACAGCCAACGGAAACTTCAGGATACTGGAGGACGGGAGCATCGAAACGAGAAACGGCAAGTTTACCGGTGAAATCGATGCGAATACCGGCAAGATAGGCGGGTTCAGCATTTCGTACGGCCGTATCGGGATTGACCGGGAAGGGAACAGCAAGGGGATGTACCTGTATGACACGCTGATCGGTTTCAACGGGGATGGCATGCAGTCCATTGTCGGTACCTGGTCAGACCTGGGAATGCCCCTGCTGGGGAGGTTCATCAATACGCGGGGCGACTATGTGAACTACGGACTGGTGTTTGACGTGTCCGGAAGTACCAGCAACCGGAACTATGCTTTTGTGGGCAAGGGAGACGGTATATTGAAGGGGGTGGTGGAAGGGTTCAGGCTGAACTGGCTGGAATTCAGCCAGGCGCAGGAAGCCAGATACATCAATCTGAACAAGGGCAAATATGTGGAAGTGGTCGCCAACTACAACGATTGCGTGGTGATGCTTCCACGGCTGGCGGATTTACGCATCGCCCTGGGCTTGGGGGCGGACTCGACATCCGACCTTGCCGTGCGGCTGACAGTGGTGAAACGCGGTGGAGTGAGCGTGAAGGTTTACGGGCGCACCGACCACTTTACGGTTAACGGGCAGTCCGTGAACAACGGGCAGCACCCCTACTTGCGGGACAACAACTTCGGGAATCTTCAATGTTGGGAGATGGCCAACGGGGATGCGGCGGAGTTCCTGCTGACATTCAGCGCGAACGAATACAATGCCTATACAGTGAGTATTCATCGATAAAAGACAATACGGATATGAAAAAAATGAACTTCAAGGAATTCAGGATTCCGTCCGGTATCAGCCGGACGGACTGGCAGACAATGGACGTGCGGGAGCAGGTGGCCGACCTGCTGTATACCCATGCAAACGGCATCAAGGCGCACCGGCTTGCCTTCAAGATACTGGACAGTACCGGGGACGAGGAATACAGCGAAGAGGAGACCGGCATGGTGCGGTATGTGATAGAGCAGTTCTGTCTGCCCTGCGTGATTGACGGACTGAATGAACTGCTGCAGGCAGGGAACAATAAAAACGAATGAGTATGGCAGAAATGACGCAAGAAGAACTGGTTCAGGAAGTGCTGGACCGTGTGCTTCAGTCCTCTACCGGTGTGGAGGATCTGGAAACCGTCACCTCGCTGAGCGGTGTGAAATCACTGCCCGGCGAGAAGGACGGAAAGATGGTGAACGTCCCCCTGGAACTGATAGGGAAGCCTGCGAGCGATGCCGCCGCCCGTGCCGAGGCTGCCGCCAAGAAAGCGGAAGGAGCCGTAGCCGGACTGGAGGAAAAGACCCAGGCCGCCACGGAAGCGGCCACCAAGGCCAACGAAGCGGCAGCCAAGGCAGAAAACGCCGCTGCCAAGGTGGAACAGACTACGGCAGCAGCCATCGGCGGGACTACCGCACGCTTTTCCTCATGGATGGAAACAGGCAACGTTTTACCTGACAAGAGTACCAAACCGGGCGGCAGCGTAGTGTATGTAGCGGATGCCGGGAAGTTCGCCTACCACATGGACTCCACCCTGTACGGGGACTGGGATGTGGCGGGTGTGCCTCCTGCCGGCATATTCATGAATGCGGACCGGACAGCCATCCTGCCGGACAAGCTCTACCTGCTGGGTGATGCCGTATATACCGGAACAGGCGGCAGCCTGAGACTGCTGGCCTACCGGCATGAGGTGATGAGCGGGGAAGCTTACGAGGCGCTGCAGGACAAGGATGCGAATACGCTGTATCTGATTTATGAGGAGGATTGACGATGATAACCATAGGCGGTAAGGAAATAACGGCTGCGTATGTGGGGAAACGTGCCCTGTCGGCAGTCTATGCCGGGGCAAGACTGGTGTGGTCTGCGATAAGCAGCTGTTTCGGACTTGGATACTGGAAAGGCGACGAGCCGTGGAACGGATCGGACGCATGGAACGGTAGCAGTAAAACTGATAAATGAATGATTATTATAAAAGGACAGTATTATGGCAAAAAGGAAAATAAGCGGAATCATCAACGCGACTGAACATCCGATGAATCTTGAAACACCATGGAATCAGAAACAGCCGGACGGCACCTATCATGCCTATGCAGGCGATGACATCGAAGCGTTCCTGAAGAAGGAACTGTCAAACCGTACCCCTACCGAGGAACTGGTGAGCGGCGAGACGAAACCTCCTACATCCGGAACGGTGTTCGATGCGATGGTGGGTACGGTGACGGACGTGGATGTGCAGGACAGCGAGGACGGCACCCAGTACGTGATGACCGTCAAGCAGAAGGACAACCAGGGCGGCGAGAGCTCGAAGGAAGTGCGCTTTTCCAAGTACACGGACGATGACAAGGTGGTGGTGAACATCGACCTGACGGACAGCGGCGGTGCGGGACTTCCCGCCTCGCAGTATCTGGCACTGGGCAGCGGCTTTGTGGTGAAATACTCCGTGGGTGTGGGTACTGCCGGTGGCGGTACGGTGGACGGCTACAGCGACCTGAAAGCCCGCGTAATCGTGAAACGCGGTTCGACCGTGATCAGTGAGTTCCAGGATGCGGAGTTTGTGGGTGTGACAGCCGGACAGAGCTACACCTTTGACGCATCGCCCTACCTGAAGGATGCCACCGCCTATACCGTGCAGGTGGAGGCGCAGGCTACCTACCAGGGCGGCATGCTGATGAAGACGGCCACGGCCAAGGTGACCATGGTGGCCATGACGCTGGAGACGACTTACTCGGTGGGCAACGGACTGGCCGACGGCGGGTACCGGAACGACGTGAACATCCCCTTTACGGCCAAGGGTACGAGCGGCGAGAAGAACATCTACTACCGTGTGAACGGCGGACAGGCCTTTACCCTTGGTCTTTCGGCCGGCAGCGGGGTGCAGCAGAAGAACGTGACTATCCCGCTGACGCAGATGCAGGAAGGTACGAACGTGGTGGAAGCCTACGCACAGCATGAGAACTCCGGTGTGGTGAGCCTGGTGCATTACATTACGCTGCTGAAGGCAGGCGGCGGTGTGACAGCGTATGCCGGCATGATGTTCAGCCACCGGGCAGCGGGGTTCCAGCGTGACTGGAAACACCCGGTGCTGGAGGCA